ATGCCAGCGCCCAGGCCAGACGAATCTTTGGGGGCGACCGCGTCTACATCAGCAGGCAAGAAGGGCAAGGCCGCAGCATCCGTAACGAAAACATCCGCCGCCAATTTCAAAAAGGCGAACACATTGCCTACCTGTCAAGACACCACAACCTAAGCGAACGCCAAATATGGCGCGTTATCACCGGCAAATAGCAACCCCACCTGGCAAACCACCCTCAGGCAGCGGCCCACCCCGCGCCATGACACCGCCTGCCTTGCTTATGTCATTCTTGCGCCGCCATAGTCCCCCAATATGGCCGCCAAAACCCCCACCACCGAACCCGCTACTCTTATTGCCGGCGACACCGCCATCTGGCTTCGCTCCCTACCAGACTACAGCGCCGCTAATGGGTGGACCCTTACCTACACCCTGATCAACGCCACGGCAAAAATCACTTTTGATGCCATCGCGCAAGGTGACAACCACCTCATCACCGTAGACGCCGCCACCACTGCAGCCTGGACAGCAGGTAGCTACGAATGGCGCGCCCAAGTCAGTAAATCCGGTGAAGTCCACACCATAGCCAGCGGCAACATCACCATATCAGCCGGTTACTCCGGTGCTAGTTTTGACGCCCGCAGCCACGCCCGCAAAGCCTTAGAAGCGGTTGAAGCCTACCTTGAAAACCCCAACAACCTCAGCGCCGCCAGCTACGAAATAGCAGGGCGCAAGCTCCAACGGTTAGGCATACCAGACTTACTCTCCCTGCGTGACCGCTATCGCTTTGAAGTCTCCCAAGAAGCCGCCCGCGCCCGCCTTGCCCGTGGCCTGCCAGACCCCCGGCGCGTCCTAGTCCGCTTTGGTCCATAACCCACCCCCGCAGCTATGCAAATCAAAACCATCTTGAACAAAGCCGCTACCTGGCTGCGCGGCACACCAAAACCCGCCCACCAGCGCAGCTTCCAGGCTGCCCGGATGGACCGCCTCACCGCAAACTGGATGGCCACCGAAGCTAGCCTTAACCACGAGCTCCGCAGCGACCTCAACAAACTACGCAGCCGTGGCCGCGAGCTGCTCCAAAACAACGACTACGCCGTCAAATTCGCGGGCATGTGCAAAAACAACATCATCGGCCCCGGCGGTGTGCGCCTACAAGTGCGCACAGAAGACCGCCCTGGCATACAAGACCGCCTGGCCAACACCGCCATTGAAACCGCCTGGAAAGACTGGTCCCAAGCCTGCGACATCACTGGGCGCCAAAGCCTGCGCGACATCTGCGACACCTTGGTAGGAGGCCTACCGTCTGACGGAGAATTTTTGGTGCGCATCGTCCGAGGCACTGAAGCTGCCAACAAATACGGCATCGCCCTGCAAATCATCGACGTAGACCGCATCGACACTACCCTGAACGTGGGCAAAACAGCCACCACAAACGCCATCATTTTGGGCGTTGAGGTTGACGACTACCGCCGCCCAGTGGCTCTACACCTCTACGCCGCCCACCCCAATGACGGCGTTCAAAGCAACCGCCAGCGCGTGCGCATACCAACCACCGAAACCCTGCACTGCTTCAAAATTGAGCGCGCCGAACAAATGCGCGGCGTGCCCTGGATGGCCGCAGGCATGCTTAGCCTGCACCACCTGGGCAACTTCAAACTGTCCGCCCTGCTAGCCGCAGAGCACGGCGCAAACCACTATGGCTTCTTTACAACGCCAGACGGACAAGCCCCCATTGGCGGCATGGACGAAAGCGGCCAACCCATCACTGCTAGCCAACCCGGCACCTTCGACACACTCCCGCAGGGCGTTGGCTTCCAGCAGTTTGACAGCAAATACCCCAATGAAGTATTTGGCCCCTTTGTCAAAACCACCTTGCAGCGCATTGCCAGCGGCTGGCGTGTGGCCTACCACAGCCTAGCCAACGACCTCGAAGGCGTCAGCTACTCCAGTATCCGATCCGGCAGCCTGGAAGAGCGCGACCGCTGGGCATCCGACCAAGAGTGGTTTATCGGCGCATTTATGGAGCCCGTGTACAAACTATGGCTTCAAAGCGCGCTACTCAGTGGTGCCATCACCATGGCCAACGGCAGCGCCTTACCAGCCTCAAAAATAGCCAAATTCAGCGCCCACGAATGGCAAGCCCGCCGCTGGGAATGGGTAGACCCCAAAGGCGATATGGAGGCCAAGATACTGGCAGTCAAAGCCGGCCTCATGGCCCCGCAAGACCTGGCAAACGCCATGGGCTACGACTTTGACGACACCCTCACCAGCATCGCAGCCGCCCAAGCTAGCGCAAAACTTTTAGGCGTGCAACTCACAGCCTACGACCCAACACCTGGTGTCCAAGCGGCCCAACCTGCGCCTGTACCCTAAACGCTTAAGAACCGGTTTATCGCACCGCCAGCCAACAAAAACAAAATAAATTGCAACCCATGACACAGCCTGCCTTGCTTATGTCATATCAGCCCTGAGAAAGTCGCCCCTATGTCAAAAACAACGTTACCTGAAAGCCTCCAGCGCCACCTTGAAAAAGGCCGGGCCGAGCGCGCCCTCACGGTAGAACGCCGCGCCATTGACGAAGCCACCCGCACCGCCACCCTGGCCTTTGCCAGCGAAACCCCTTACGAACGATATTGGGGCATTGAAGTGCTGGACTGCACCGCCTCATCCATGCGTACCGGTCGCCTGCGCACCGGCGCTAACCTCTTATGCGACCACGACTCTAAAGACGTTGTGGGCGTTATCGAATCTGTCCAAATCGGTACTGACCGGGTAGGTCGTGCTGTAGTCCGCTTTGGGAAAAGCGCTCGGGCAGAAGAAGTGTGGCAAGACGTACTCGGCGGCATCCGCCGCAACGTGTCCGTCGGCTACATGATCCACAAAGCGCAACTTATTGAGACAAAGGACGGTGTGGAAACCTACCGCGTCACAGACTGGGAGCCCTTTGAAATCTCGCTTGTCAGCGTCCCCGCTGATGCCAGCGTGGGCATTGGCCGCAGCGCCGATGCCGACATCTCTACCAAAGACCTCACGGTGCAAGTCACCGTTTGGCAAACGGACAAGCCCGAACCTGAAGACGCTGCCGTAGAGCCTATGGACGGCCCCACCGCAGACCCTGAAGACAAAGCAACACCCGCCGCAACCTCCAACACTCAACAGAAAGCCATCATGACCACAGAAACCACCCAAGTCGTTGCCCAGCGCAACCACGCCGCAGAAATCAGCGCCATTGCAGCCACCATCCCCGGCGGCGCTGACCTAGCCCTGCGCGCCATCCAAGACGGCAAAACCGTCGAAGAATTTCAACAAATCGCCCTAAAACACCTGGCCAGCAAACCCCTGCCCACATCAGACATCGGCCTAAGCCACGCCGAAGTCAAGCAGTACAGCGTCATGCGCGCCATCAACGCCATGGCCAACCCCGGTGACCGCGCCGCCCAAGAGGCCGCTGGCCTGGAGCGCGCCGCCTCTGAAGCCGTGGGTAAGAAAATGGGCAAAACCGCCCGTGGCTTCTTTTTGCCAACCGACGTTCAAAAGCGCGATCTCACCGCTGGCTCCGCCAATGCGGGCGGCTACACCGTGGCCACAGACCTGCGCCCGCAAGACTTCATCAGTGCCCTGCGCCACGCCATGGTCATTGACAGCCTGGGCGCGCGCATGCTCACCGGCTTGGTGGGTCAGGTAGCCATCCCCAAACAGTCAGGCGCCGCTACAGCCTATTGGGTAGCAGAAAACTCCGCACCGACTGAGTCGCAGCAAACCCTAGCGCAAGTCACTATGACACCAAAAACTGTTGGTGCATTCACTGACATCAGCCGCCGCCTGCTGCTGCAATCAAGCATCGACGTGGAAAACATGGTGCAAACTGACTTAGCCACTGTACTCGGCCTAGCCATCCAGCAAGCCGCAATCAACGGCAGCGGTGCCAGCAACCAGCCATCTGGCCTGCTTACCCTCATCACCGCCGGTGTCATCGGTGGCGCTAACGGCTTAGCGCCTACATGGCAAAACATGATCGACCTCGAAACCGCAGTGGCCGCCGCCAATGCAGACGTAGGCGCTATGGGCTACCTCACCAACGCCAAGGTGCGCGGCAAGCTCAAATCAACACAAAAGTTTGCATCCACCAACGGCATGCCTGTATGGGACGCTGGCAACACCCCCATCAACGGCTACCGTGCCGCCATCACCAACGGCGTGCCAAGCAACTTGACCAAAGGCACTAGCTCAGGCGTCTGCTCGGCCATCCTGTTTGGCAACTTTGCCGACCTCATCATCGGCATGTGGGGCAGCTTAGACCTCATGGTTGACCACTACACAGGAAGCACCGCCGGAACTGTGCGCGTAGTCACCCTGCAAGACGTAGATGTGGCCGTGCGTAACGTTGAGTCGTTCGCCACCATGGTCGACGCGTTGACGGTCTAGGCCTAAAGCTTAAGCCATGTTCACCAAAGACATCAGCGCATTTATGAACTTGTCTGAATTTGCCACCAGCGTCACCCTCAGCGGGGTCACCAAGGCGGCGATTTTTGACGCGGCGTTTGCGCTCGGGTCAGTCGGCCCCTTTGGCATGGCCAGCAATGCCCCCACCCTGACCATGGCCACCGCTGATGTGCCCGCCAACCCGGTGGGCTTATCCGTGGTGGCCGGTGGGGTGACTTACAGCATTGTGGAGCACCAGCCCGATGGCACTGGCATCAGCACCTTGCAACTGCGGCAATAAGCACCATGGCCCATGCACAACAGCAAATCCTTGATGCTCTGCACAGCGTGCTGGCAGCAGGCGGCACCGTGGCTGCAGGGCGTGTCTTTGTTGACCCGATTGACCCGCTGCAACCTGCCCAACTGCCAGCCATCGTGCTGGAAGAAAGCAGCAGTGGCGAGTCGGCTGAGCCCTTCACCATCAGCAGCCTTGAGCGCCGTGAGCTGACGGTGCAAGTGCATTGCATCATCAGCCACAAAAGCAGCGCCGCCGCAGACACCCGTGCTTTTGGCCTGGCGGTGGAAAAGCTGCTGGCAGCCAGCCCCACCTTGGCCGCATTGGCCAGCCAGGGCTGGCACATGACCAGCTCGCGCCCGGTGCTCAATGGTGATGCTGAGATTTTGTTTGCCTCACGCCTGCAAACCTGGGTTTTTGCTTATCTGGTGCGCCCTGAAGCCCCCGACATCCTCCTTTAATTTTTTAGAAAGTCCCCACCATGGCAACCGTCAACATCTGGTCCAAAGTGCAAGTCGCGGTGCAAACCGTCCTGGCCACCGCCAAAACCATCACAGCCATCAGCAAGGCCAGCCCCGCCGTGGTCAGCTGCACCGCCCATGGATACACCACCGGGCAAGAGGTCAAACTCACCATCAATGGCATGATCGAGCTCAACAACGCCGTGGTCAAGGTCACCTCAGTGGATGCCAACAGTTTTAGCCTTGACGGCATTGACAGCACCCTCTTCAACACCTTCACCAGCGGCAGCGGCCAACTTGTCACCTTTGGTGCCAGCGCCGCCACCTTCCAGGACGTCAACGCCAGCGGCGGCGAGGCCGCAGACATCGACATCACCACCATTCACGACGACACCACCAAACTCATCCCCGGCGTCAAATCCGCGCTAGCCTACAGCTTTGGCAGCCTGTGGGACCCGGCTGACCCCGCGCTGGTGGAACTCAAAAAAGCCGACAACGTCAAAGGCACCCGCGCCGTCAAGCTCACCTTTGCCAGTGGCGCCCGCGTACTGTTTGACTGCTACCCAACAGTTAGCCTTGCCCCCGGCGGCAGCACTGGCGGCCCCGTCACCACCCCTGTCAGCTTCAAGCTCACTGGCCCGGTGTTCGCCTACTCTAATTAATCACCATGGCTGTTTTAAAGCGCGCCGAAGTCGCCCCGCCCGTTACCCCCAAGGAAACGGCCGAGGTGCCCGCCTTGGGCGGCCAGGTGGTGGTGCGCGGCCTGCTGCTGTCAGAGCGCATGGCCGTGCAGCAGCAAATCGTCACCCTGCGCCGCGACACCGCCACGCCAGACCCTGATGACACCGCCAGCGTGCACGCCATCATGCCCGTCATGCTGGCCCTGTGCGTGCTCGATGCCGATGGCCTGCCCCTGTTCACCAAAACCCAGTGGCAAACCTTCGGCGGCGCCCACGCCGATCAGGCCATCACCTTGTTCAACACCGCCTGGCGCCTGAGCGGTTTCAACGCCGAGGCCGAAGCAAAAAACTAACCAGCCAGCCCGAGCTCCGGTTTGCCCTCCGGCTGGCACAACGAATGGGAACCCCCTTGCAACAGCTCCAGCAAACCATGACCGCGCAAGAATTCGCCCAGCATTACGCCCTGGAATGTGAAGAGCCGCTGCCCGCCGCCCAGTGGAGCATGGCCGCCGCGCTGCTGGCCGCCACCGCCAACGGCCCGCTGCAACAACCCGAGCCGGGCCGCCTGTGGT